GTCTTTTGACGCGCCTGCTGGTCTGCGGCGAGCCCCGCCTCAAGCGTGGAGATGTTGCCGAACTGGCCTGCCGTGCTGGCCTGAGAGAACATCGAGGCGAAGGACCCGGCCAGCGAGACCACGTTGCTCTTGGCAGACGCCACCGCAGCCTTCATGGCGGCGTTCACGACCTTGATCAGTGCGGCCTTGGGCTTGGCCTGCTCGCGCTTGATCCCCTCGGCAATGCCCTGCGAGATCGGACCGCCGACCTGAGTGGCGAACTTCTCGGACGGCGACTTGATGCCGTTCTCCTGCTTGGCCTGCTGAATGCCCTGGCGGATCACGTCGCCGATCGCGCCGCCGACGTTCGGGCCGGCGTCGCGCACGCCTTGGGCGATGCCCTTCGAGATCGCCGACCCGACCGGCTTTGCCTTGCCGCCGGCGGTTCCCTTTGCGTCGGCTGACGCGCCGCCGAGCATGACACTCATGCCCTTGGCGACCTTGCCCTTGCCGTCAGTGATGCCCTGCGCGACGTCCTTCGGGATGCCAGCACCAAGTTGCGTGACCGATCGCGGAATCGCGTTAGGGTCACCAGCGAGACCGAATAGGCTCGAGAGCCCCTGCTTGATGAGCCCTGGCGCAGAGGCGATGCCTTCTGCGATCTTCTTGACGACCTTCTTACCAAGGTCCAGTGCGGCCTTGAGCAGGCCCGCGGCCGCGTTCAACAGCGCCTGCGGGAGGTTCTTCATGAGCGAAGCGATGCCGCTCACGGCCGACGAGGCGATTCCCTTGATCGCCTGCCAGGCACCGCCGAAGTCGCCACGCAGGATCGAGGCGACGAGCTTCACGACGTTGGCGATAGTCGTGAGCGTCGACTTGACCAGCCCTCCAAAGCCACGGACTAAGGGCCCGACCACGGACATGATCTGCGGGAAGTAGGTGCGGAAGATCCCGACGATCGACACGACGATCGAGGCGATGCCGGTGCCGATCTCGCGGAACGTCGGCAGCAGGTTGGCGCTGAACCAGTTCCATACCTGCATGGCGACGGCCTGAATGCGCGGGAAGTTCGCCTGGAAGAAGCTCACCGTGCCGTTGATGGCAGCCGTGAGGCCCGGCAGCACCGCAGCTGCAAGAGGGGCCACGGCAGTGACCACTCCCTGTGTGAGGTCCTCAAAGGCACGCTGGGCCTTAGCCACCTGGCCCGGCGTCGTCTCGCCGAAGGCGCGGGCCGATCCCCCGACCTGAGTCTCGAGCTCGCGCAGGATCATCTTCTGCGCGTCGGCCACGCGGCCGGTCTCGACCAGGCTCTTGATGGTCTCCTTCTGACTGGCGGTGAACTGCACGCCGGCACGACCAAGGGCGCTCACGCCCTTCACGGGGTCGTTCAGCGCCTTGCCGACCATCAGGGCCGAGCTGCCCATGTCCTTGCCGAGCGCGACCGAGAGGTCGAGCGTGGCGCGGGTGGCCCGGTCAAAGATCTTGTCGGGCCCGGCGTTGCTGATCTTGGTAAAGGTCAGCAGCAGGTTCTGCGAGCTCTGGATCGCGTCGTCCTGCAGGCCGGTCTGCTTCTGCAGCGCGCCGGCCATCGACTCGATGTGCTTCTGCGTGACGCCGGCAGCCCCGCCGGTCGACTTGAGCGCAGCTGCGGTCTGCGCCGAGACCTTCTGCGCCTCGGAGAACTCGTTGATGCCCGTCTTGAACGCGGACACGAGCCCCTGCCCGACAGCGACAGTGAGCCCGGCCGCGCCACCGGCGAGCAGCCCCATCCCGACCGCCCCGAGCTTCGACCCGCGCTTGCCAAAGCCGCTCGCGGCGGTGTCTGCCTGGCGAAAGGCACGGACCATCGACGACGCATCGCCGACAATGGCGACCTCGACCTTGCGCGTCGCCACTAGTGGTTAGTCCTGTTCATCTGCTTGATGTCCTTGCCGATGGCTTCGATCTCGGCGGGAGTGAGGTCCTGCATCTGCCAGGGGTAGATGCCGTAGATCCTCAGGAGTCCTGGGTTCCACCAGGCTCGGGGGTCGTCTGAGGTGCGCTTGCGTCGTCCTCTGCCGCCTCGCTGGCGGCCGGCGTAGGGTCCGCCTCGACCTCGACGCGGATCGCGCCGAACTCGAGGTTCTCGAGCGCCTCGATCGGGGCGGTGTCACCGGCGCGCTCAGCCGCGATCTGGGCGATCGCAATGATCACGTCGGTGTCGCCGGCCAGCAGCGCGTCCTCGATCTCGCCGGCACGGATGCCGGTGAGCGTCTTGATGCGGCCCATCTCGCGGTAGGTGAATGACTCCGGCATTGCGTACCGCTTCGGGCCTTCCGGCCACTCGATGACGATCTCGGTTGCCACGAGCGTCCTTTCTCTTAGAGGTCGTTCTTGCTGAGGAACGTGTCGAGCCATCGCTCCATGGCGCGCTCGACCTCGTTCTGCGACTTGACTAGCGCGGGCTCGAGGAACGGCCGCCCGCGGCGGATGCCGTACTCGTAGACGGCCGGGTACGGGTATCCGCTGGGGTACTTCGGGCTCTTGCGCTTGGCCTTCGCCTCAACGAACACGCCCTGTTGGCGGACGGTCGGGACGATGCGCCGGATGAGCTGCCCGGTCTTGTTCAGGCCCTTGACCGCAGCGATGAGCTGCGCCTGGTCGGAGACAATCTTTCCGACGCCCTTTAGCCCGTCGCGCACCTCACCCTTCGCGGTCTTGTTGACCTTGTTGAGGTCGCGCTGAAGCGCGGCGAGACCCTCAACACGCAGGGTCCCGCCGAAGCTCGCAGCGCGCAGAGCGCCACCACGTGCCATGACTACGAAGCCGTGTCCGAGGTCATGTAGTTGACGGTGATCGGAGCGTTTGTGCCGTCGTTCAGCACCTTGAACGGCAGCTCATGCGTCAGCACGTCGGGGCCACCCACCTGCGGGTTGGCCGGACCGTCGAAGCGCACCTTCGGGATGTCAATCTCGAGGTACGGGAACGTGGTGCTCTCGATCGCCGTGGCGGCGGTCCACTTGGCGTTCAGCGCCACCTGGGTGTTGTTGACGAACCGCTCGTAGGCGGTGAGGTTGAGGAACTCCACCGAGACCGTGCCGGTGATCTCCGTCATGCCGGCGAGGATCGGCTCGCTCATCGTCGCGCCGCCCAGGAAGTAGCGGTCGGACTTGAGGTTGTTGTTGATCTCGATCTCGAAGTCGGTCACCACACCGACCGTCGATCCGGCAACCGAGATGACGCCCTGCGTCCAGTAGAACTGCTCGTAGGTGGCCGCAGACCCCGTGGTGGGGTAGGTGGCCGTCGCCAGCGCCTGAGCGCGCGTCTCGTCCTGACCGACGAGGCCGAGCTCGCACTGCAGGATCTCGTCCACCGAGCTGGTGAACGAGAGGGTGTCGGCGCGGCAGCCCAAGAAGCTGAACGGCTGCACGGTCCCGGAGGAGTCCGGGCGGCCGACCTGCACCGTGAGCGACGTGCCGAAGATGTCGCCCAGCGTGTGTGCGTGCAGGCGCGCGTTGGTCGCACCCGACGGGGTGGTGATCGACGCAGAGCCCAGCGCGTGCTTGAGCACGAGCCCGAAGCCCTTGGTGGCGGGCTCGAGCGTGATCGAGCCCTCGACGCGCTTCTGGCCCGGCGCGTAGCGGTCGGTGCGGAGCACACGGTTGTTGGCGCGAAGCCCAGGGGACTCCACACGCTCGATCTGGTACTCGAGCGACTCCTCGTTGAACTCGAGGAAGCGGGTCGGGGTCGTATAGGTCCCGAACGTGCTGGACTCGGCAAGGCCCAGCTGGGCTGCCAGCCCTGAACGGATAGCCATCGGCTAATCCTCCTCGGCCTTGTGGGCCTTCTTGGTGGTCTGCTTCGGAGCCGGCTCATCTGCCGGCATCCACTCCCCGTTGACGAGGAGGCTCTTGGCGACCTCGTCGGGGAAGGCGGTGGGCTCGCCGTGCATCGCCGTCAGGACTCGCCCATCGGCGAGCGGGACATCGACGCCGTCGTGCGGCCCCTGGTAGGTGATCTTCACGGCGGTCTCCTAGATGCGCGCCTGCACGCGCACGCCGATCGTGAGGAGGGCAGAGCGGGTGGTATCGCTCGCGCCGACCTCGAGGTTGACTGACTCCACGGCCGCGACGCGCACGGTGTTGCTCATCGTCGGGGCAGTGCTCGTCTCGCGCAGCTGGTCCTCCAGCTGGGCGAGAAGCTCATACGCCCGCTCGACGGCGGGCTGGGTCTGCTGGCCCTCGCGGATGACGAGAATCAGCACCTGGACGGTGTAGACCTCCTCCTTGGCCAGCTGTCCGAGACCTGCGAAGGACTGCTGGCCCTCGAGGCCGAGGATGTTGACGCTCTCGCGCCCCGGGTCGGGAAGCGCGGGCCCGTAGTTGACACGGACGCCTGACAGCCCGGGACGAGCGCCGAGCGCGTCGTGCAAGGCGTTCATGAACGCCGGGGCGGTGCTGGTCGCCACTAGAAGGCCCCTGCGGTGCGTCGGAATGGGGCCAGAAGGCGACGCGATGCGGCGGGGATGGAATGAGTCGCCGGACCCTCGGGGGCGATCGCCTGAGGCTCGTCGATGCCGGCGATCGCCAGCTCGGTCAGATCGCGCCTGAGCGCAGACTGCACCGCGATCACGCAGGCGCGCTTGACGTCCTCAGGCACGGTGGCGAATCCGAACGCGCCGTTGACGTCGACCAGGGTGTAACCGTAGTCCTGCGCGGTCTGCGAGGTGTGCAGGCTGGTCAGGCGCGCGGAGAAGCGGATTGACTCGTAGGTGCCCTGCTGGGTGACCACCGGCATCAGCTGGAAGTCGGTGGTGGCCGTCAGCGCCGTGCCGCCGCTGGCCTCAGGGTTGATGGTGAGCGTGCTGACCGTGCGCAGGTCATACGGCGCGAGATCGAGCAGCAGGCTTCCCGCGGGCACCTGGAAGCGCCTTGTCGCGGTGGCCGCCGGCGCGAACTCGCGGTCGTACTCGCGGATGATCGCCCGGGAGAGGTCGCTGATGAGCGACTGGATGAGGTTGTCGCGCGTCGTGTCAGACGCGGGGAGCTCAAGCGCCTCGCGCACGTTGGCGAGAGTGCACAGGTCCCAGGCGGCAGCGGCCATCGGCTACCTCGTCTCGGACTTCTTCGTCTTGGTGGCGCGCGGACGGCTCTCGGCACGCTTGGCGGGCGCTGCGGACTCGTGGCCCGCCTTGCGCAGCTCGGCGTTGATGTCCTTCACGCGCTCGTCCTGCCCCCAGCGCTCGCAGTAGCGGCGCTCCTCGAGCAGCGACTTGATGTAGTCAGCCTTCTGTTGGTCGGTCACGTTGTTCTCCTGGTCTCAGGAACGCGACGGGCCCGCCGCCTCGGATGAGGTGACGGGCCCGTTCACGGTCAGATCAGTCCGACTACAGGGTCTCGTTCAGACCCGTGCCGGTGATCTTGCAGATGGCCTCCGGGTACCGGCCACTCATGAACCCGGAGTAGCCGTAGTAGCTCAGGCGCACCGTAAGCGTGCCCGAGCCGACCGACTCGTGCACCTTGAAGCGGGGCTGACCCTCCATGACCCGCAGGGCCGGGGCGTTGATCACGAGGATCGCGTCCTCGTCGGTGCCCGAGCCGAGGGTGGTCGGGACGTTGGCGTCCGCCACCACCGGCAGGCCCGCGATCGAGCCGACCAGACCCTCGTTCTGCTCGCCGGCAGCCATCATCAGGCCACCCTGCTGGAAGATCGGGTTGGACGTGCTCTGGCCGGCAGCCAGGAAGGCAGCGCGGCGCGGGTGCATCACGATGTGCGTCGGGGCCTCGAAGTAGTTCGAGGTCACGGTGCTGATCGCCTTGTAGATCGGCGAGAGGAAGTCGCCCGAGGTCGGCGTCGTGCTGGTGAAGGTCACCGAGCCGATCGAGGAGACGTTCAGCAGGCCGGTGTGCTCCGAGGAGGCCGACTGACCGTTGATCAGCTGGCGGTCGAACTCCGTCGTGTACGCACGCGCCAGGTCGTCAGCGATGACGACGTCGGCACCCGGAAACGACCTCTCGAAGAACTGGATCGAGACGTCGCTCTGGCCGGCGATGGTGCGCACCGAGGTGCTGAGCTGCGACGAGACGAAGTCCGTCTCGCTGACCGAGCCGTTCTCGGTCTGCACAGCGACCGAGGTGCCGGTGGTCACGCGGGGCACCGAGATGGTCATTCCAGCATCTGGGAGGGGTGCCTTCGGGAGCTGCGCGAGGAGGGGTCCTCCTGCCCGAGCCTTTGGCGCTGCGAATTCGGACAGGTAGACCGGGGGCACGTAGCCGGCACCGCCCGAGGCGGCCGTCACGTCACGCATCTCCACCGAGTGACGGTGCAGGCGCTCACGCGCCTCGACGTCGCCCGAGTGAGCGCGCATCACGTCACGGAAGAACGACTGCTGCCCGTCGGGGCGGTAGATCGACTCCTCCTTGCGAACCTCGACGCGCACGTCGTCCTCCTCGACCAGGAGCGGCTGCGAGGCACGAGCCTCGGTCACCTTCTCCATGCGGTCCACGATCTTCTTGCGGCGCTCGATCTCGACCTCAGCGGCGGCGCAACGCGCCTCCAGCTCGTCCAGATCAGTGCCCTCAGCCGGCTCGGACAGCGCAGCGGTGGCCTCGTCGAGCTCCTCGACGGCGGCAACGAGCGCGGAGCGAGCCTCAATGAGCTTGTCGCTCATGTTGGTCACCTCGTGTTCAGTCTGTGATGGGAAAGGCGGGCGCGCCACTTGGCGGCCCGGATGCGTCCCTCGTCGGAACGCGATCGGCCCATGCCCAGGTCATCGACCTGCGACTCGCTGCCGCCCGGAGAAGGCTCCGCGACGGTGGGCGTGGCCCGTGCGATGAGCACGCGACCATCCGATCGAGCCCTTTCCAGCATCTCGGCCTTGGTGGCCTCGTAGGCGGGAAATGGCACGATCGAAGCCTCGAAAAGTTCACCGACCGAGCGGATCGTGCGCAGCGGGTAGCCGCCGCTCTCGTCCCACTCGTCCTCCTCGACGGTGAACGCGAAACTCATCTGATCCACGTCGGCGCGCATCATCTTGGACGCGACGCGCTGCACGTCGGGATCAGCCATGTCGACGCGCGCCCAGATGCGCAGGCCGACCTCATCCTCGACGAGCTCGAGCGTGCCGCTCTTGGTGCGGGCCATGACCGCGCCGTCGTCGTGGTTGTAGAGGAGCCTGACATCGGCACCGCGTGCGAGCACGTTGCTGAACGCGCCAGGCGCGATGACCTCGCGGAAGCCGCCGAGGTCATGGCTCATGCTGTTGAACACCGCGGCGTAGCCGCGGATGGTCCTGATGTCCGGTCCAGCGCCGCTCTCGCGCCACTCAACGCGGGCAAGCGGGGCGGCCCGCTCAGTGATTACACCGATCACGGTCACGCCCTCGTTGCCGTCGTCGATGTCGTCCTCGACCTCTCCGACCTCGCCGGCCTCGCCCTTGGGCTGCCAGGCGTTGCAGTAGTAGTCGCCGCGAACGTACTCGTCCCACTTCGAGCACCGCGCCATGTCGTCCACGCGATCGGTCTCGTCGTAGAAGCCGCAGTTGCCGCAGGCGCGCCCGCTAGGCACGTCCTCCTCGAGCGCGAGGCGGTAGTTGTCGGGCAGATCACGCTTCGTCATGTTGAGAGGTACCTCCGTTTCGCCGGCGTTTGCGGCTCGTTGCGCCTCAGTTTCAGCACGGTCGAGCTCGCGCACCTTGCGCTCGGCCCAGTCACGCCCGGGGTCGCCGCCCCAGAGCAGCCATGCGACGTAGCCGGGAGTCTCCTCGCCGGCCTGATCATCGGTGCCCGGGGTCCAGTCGCCCTCGTGACGGGCGAACCATGCGGGCATCCTTCGTACCTTGTCTTCTGACAGCTCCTCGCCGCGTGCCATCTTGACCGCGTCGCGCACGGTCGCCGGCACGAGTCCGTCGCCGCTCTTGCCGTCCTCGTGAAGCCTGAGCCCACGAGCTGCTGCGGACTGCGTCGCCTCATTGACGGTCAGGTCGACGCCGTACGGCCCGCGGTCCTCTGCCTCAGAGATGTTGAGCGCGGTCAGCTGATCCTGCGCTGACTGCTCGGTCTCGTGGCAGCCCACGACAGCGCCGTCGTCGTCCTTGACCACGGCGAAGCCTCCCGCGCACTCGGGGTTGTCTGTCTCGATGTGCCAGGGCATTAGGTCTCGGGGCTCGGGTTCGGCGCGCCGCCGACCGGCGTCTGCTGCACGTTGTCGCCGCCGTCGACCGCGGCGTAGTTCTCGAGCTCGCGGATCTCGTTCGAGCTGAGCCAACCGGCTTGACGGGCGGCCACGTATGCGGCGTAGCGCTCTGCGGTGTCGGCGCGAAGCAGCGAGTCCACCTTGAACTCGGGGTAGAGCTCGGTTCCGCCGAACAGGTCGGGGTCGGCACGCAGCGCGCTCTCGATCCGGCGAAGGCGCGGGCCCAGGCACAGCTTCATGAACGCGCCGATCTCGTCTGCGGTCGGGCGGAAGGTGGACTCGTATGCGCCGAGCAGCGACGCGGGCACGCTGAACATGCGCGCCACCTCGAACACGCTGAACCTCTGCGCCTCGATCGCGGTCGTGTCGGAGAGGTTGACGCGCACCTGGTCGAGGTCAGCGCCGCCGGCGAGAACGCTCGGGCGGTGGGCGTTGCGCAGCCCGGCGTGGTTGGCGCTCCACACCTCGAGGATCTGGCGCGCCTGCTGGTTGCTCAGGGTTCCGGGGACCTTGATGACCATTCCCGGGGTGGCGTCGTTCTGGAAGTAGCGCCCGACGTACTCCTGCACCGCGTAGGCCATGGCGATCGAGTTGCGGTGCAGCTCGATGGGAGAGATGCCGCGGATGCCGCCGCGCAGCGTCATGCCGCGCACGTGCAGGATGTCGGTCGAGGTCAGCCCGATGTAGCGGTCGCCGCCCGCCTGGATGTCGAACTTCTTCTCGCGGGTGTCTGCGTCGCGGTAGACGCGCACCGCGTCCGGGTCGATCACGATCAGCTCGGTGACGCGGCCACGGTTGTCGCGGATCTTCTGCACGAAGGCGTTGCCGCGGGTCTCGATGCATGCGGCGATGTCCTGGAACAGGTCGAACGGCGTCGAGTCCATCGCCGGCCGCTCGTGCAGCAGCTCCCACTGCAGGCTGTTGGTGGCCTTCTCGCGGTCGGGCCCGGAGCCTGAGTAGACCAAGCAGGGGAGAGACCCGATCGTCTCGGAGATCAGGCGGATCGCGCCGCCCAGTGCAGGCAGGCCCGCGGCCTGATCGTCCTGCAGGTACATCCCGGTCCACGTTGCGAAGTTGGCCCCGGGCAGCGGGATGAGATCCTCGCGGCCGAAGTCCATCGCGCGCTCCTCGGCCGGCGGTGCCGGGGTGCTGCGGAAGAAGTCACGCCAGTTAGGCAACTCTCACCACCTCGCCGCGCTCGTCCTCCATCAGACGAACGCCAACGGTCTCGATCTTCAGCGCGTTTCGGCGCTCGTAGTAGTCCTGAGCCTGCTGCTTGCGCCACAGGTCGCGATGCTTGGTGCGGTGCTCGATACGCACCTCGTGCAGACGCAGCGCCGGTGCGAGGCCGTGGTCGTCGGTGCCCCAGTACCAGCTCACCTGATCGCCGGTGCGGGCGCGATAGCAGAAGTGCGCGCCGACCACGTCGATCTGCTCTGCAGCCCGGAAGATGCGCCGCTGCTTCTGCACCGAGTGCGGAGGAAGCTCTAGCGCCTGGGCAGCAGCTGCGGTCTCCTCCTTGATCCACGTCTCCCGGTCCCACAGCAGCACCTCGGCCACGTCCATCTCAGTCAGCTCGAGGCGCATGCGAGTGTCGTCGGGAACGTGTGTCAGGACGTCGTCGCCGTCCAGCACGATGATCCAGTCCTCTCCCGGGGTCACCACGTTTCGGCACTCGGCGAAGCAGAAGGTGCGCTTCTCGACCTCGTTGCCGTGCCAGATGTCCTTCGGGCGCACGATCGTGCAGCCCATGCCCAGCGCGTCGCAGGTGCGAAGCACGACCTCGGCCTGAGTGGGCTCGGAGCGCGCCGTGCCGCCGGGCATGAGCGCGTAGGCACCGTCAACGGCGACGACGTGGTCGCACAGCTTGGCGGCCGAGCTCACGGTCGCGGCCAGCCAGGCGGGAGACTCCTCCCACCAGCTGATGAGGGCGACGACCTTCACGGTGCCCTCCCGGCCTCGACGATCGCGGCCCACAGCGATGCGCGCTTGGCCTCTGACTCGTCGAACAGGTACTCGCGGGCCAGATCCATCACGTCCTCGAGGCGACGCAGGCGCAGCAGCGTTGCGACACCATCGGGCCCAGCGGCCTCGATCCCGTGCTCCGAGAGGATCGCGCGCAGGGCTAGGTTCTCGCCGTGCGCGGCGCGCAGCCTGTCCTCGAGGTTCCAGATGATGTTGGCTGAGGCGTCTGCAGCGTCGCGCACGGTGATTCGGTTGGTGTCGGTGGTCATGCCGGCACCTCGATGTCGTCCCACGACAGGACGTAGTCGGCTGAGTCGCCTTCCATCTGGCAGCGCCATGCGGCCATCGCTGCGGCCACCAGCGCGTCGATCTTGACCATGCCCTGGCCGCGGATCTTGCGCACCCGCCAGCCAGCCTCGGCGTGCTCGGCTTCGGCGTGAGTCACGTGCTCGGCCAGCACGAGGTCGCCGTCGTGCGCGAGCCGGCCGGTCGTGACGCCGTCGTACCAGGCAGCCCATGCCCGGGTCTGGTTGGCGCGCTTGCCCCAGGCGTCGGCGATGCGGAAGCCGTCCTCGTCCAGCATCCTCGCGGCAAGCTCGAAGCGGTTGGGGTCGTAGGCGATCTCGCGCACCCGGTACTTCTTGGCGAGATCGTGCACCACCTCGAGGGCGATGCGTGGGTCCATGCTGCGCTCGGCCACGAGCTCGTGGCAGGCCACACCGCGGCGCGCGCCGATCACGTGGCACTTGAGGCCGATGCGGTCGGAGTCGGGGATGCGCCAGGCCCACGCGACAGCGGTGCAGTCGTCGTTCAGCGCGGCGTCGATGCCGACGAACACCTCGGTGTCGTCGGGGATCGTGAGCCCGGGAACCTCCAGCTGCTGCCACTGGCCGCGCGGTATCCACGCGCGCCGGCTGCCGGAGCTCCACACGCAGGCGTGCAGCTGCAGGAACTCATCCGGCGAGAGCTCAGGGTTGGCGGCCTGCTTGGCGAGGTACTCCTCGGTGATCCAGCTCGCCGGGTTGGCGGCCTTGATCGCCTTGGTGTCGGTCGGGTCGGTCGTCTTGGCCTCGTACTTCCAGACCAGCGTCTTGCCGGCGAAGTTGCGCGAGATGCTGAGCGCGTCGCGCTTGTCGAGCTCGCCTTGGCGCTCGTTGCCGTCGATCAGCCGGCCGAGGATGCCGGTCTCCCGGGTGTGGCTCTCGCCGGCCGTGGTGATGGTGAACACCTGCGCGCTCTTGCGTGCGCCGCCGGCGGTGGTGAGCGCAGCCCACGCGCGCCTCAGGCGCGGTGCCTGCCAAGCGTGGAGCTCATCCACGATGACCAGACTGGGGTTGTAGCCGTGGAGCCTGTCGGGGTCAGAGCTCATGCGGAGGATCTTTCCGCCGCCGTCAACGCGCGCGATCTCCCCCACGTAGTCGCGGATGTGGAACTGAGATGCGAGGAATTCGTTGCGCCGGATGAACGCGGTCACCGCATCGAACAAGCGGCCGGCCTGACGGTCGGATGAGGCGGCGAGCAGGATCTCCGGCGACCCTTCGTGCTCCAAGCAGTGGAACGTCGCGTATGAGGCAAGCATCGTGGTCTTTCCCTGCTTGCGGGGGAGCACCGCGCAAACGCTTGACCAGATGGTGTTGCCCTCTTCGTCAACGGCAAGTGCCTCGTCGAAGAAGTCGCGCTGCCAGGGCTCAAGGTCAAGCGGCTGGCCGGCGAACACATCAACGGACTGGATGCAGTACGTCTTGGCCCACCACGCGAAGTGCTCTCCGCGCGTCGCGTGTGCGTAGTCAGCCAGCGTCACGGAGAACCTTGAGCTTCGGTGGAGCCGCTGCGCGGTCTGGGGCAGAGACAGCTCCGACCGGGCGGCCGACCTTGTTCTGGCTCTTGTGCTTGGCGCTGTAGCGATCTGGGAACGCGCGCTCGAGGTACCAGGCCGCGGCCTGCCAGGTTCCATCGGCGGCTGCGCGCTGGATGGTGGCAAGCGCGCGAACCTCTGCCTCGGAGCGCGCCTTGCGAACGTCTTTCGCCAGCGCCATGTACCGCTCATCTGCGGCAGAAAGCTTCGCGCCGGCTTCACGGCGGGTCTCGGCGTCCTCACCCTTCTGCAGCCACAGCTGCAGGGTCCTCTTGGAGATGCCGGCGTGCTCGGCTGCGGTTTCGATGGTGCAGCCCGTGCGAAGGATTCGCACAACCGCGTCGTGCAGCGCGTCGTTCAGCTTGCTCGGCCGGCCAGGCGGTCGCTGATCGCTCACGACGCGTGCTCCTCGTACCGCTTGCGGATCACGTCGCAGTAGCGAGGGTCAAGCTCAATGAGCCGGGCACGGCGACCGAGGCGGTCGGCAGCCATCAGGGTTGAGCCAGAACCGCCGAAGGGGTCAAGGACGATTGCGTCGCGGCTCGTGCTGTTGGCGATCGCCTTCTCGAGCAGGGCGACAGGCTTCTGGGTGGGGTGAACGTATGAGGTGCTGGCGTCCCTGCCGAGGGTCCACACATCGCTCTGTGCCTTGTCGCCAGCCCATGCGCCCTTGGAGTAGAAACAGAACTCGTGCTGCGGCCTGTAGTCCGCGTGGCCCAGACCGATAGAACCCTTGTCCCAGACGATGCACGCGTTCGGAGCGAACCCACACGCGGTCATCGCTGCGTGGAACTCCGAGAAGGTCTTCCAGGAGAACCACACGTACTTCGCGGCGTCCTTTGAGCAGTGACCGGCCGCGAGACCCAGCGCGTCTTGGAGGAAGAGGATCAAGTCGCCTCCCTCGAGGTCGTCGTTGGCGATCATCCCGAACGCGACACGCTTGACGACAGCGTTCTTCTTCGTACTCACGTCGCCGGCTGCCCGGCCGCCTCCGTAGGAGACACCGTATGGAGGGTCCGTGAGCAGAAGGTCAACAACCTCGTCTCCCAGCAACGCGCGATAGACATCGCTGTCGGTTGAGTCACCACAGATCAGGCGGTGCGGGCCGAGCTCGTAGACCTCGCCGACGACGCTCTCTGGCTCGTCTGGCAGGTCGGGGACGTCGTCCACGCCCGGAGCGGCCTCGGGGATCAGCGTGTCCAGCACCTGCGACAAGGTCTTCTCGCTCTCGGGGAGGAAACCGAGAAGCTCGTCCATGCTCATGTCGGAGAGCACGTCGTTGATCAGCCGCGCGTATGCATCCGGGTCGTCCTGGCCGCGGGTGCGGTTGAGCACCTGAGCGAGCACGCGAGCGTGTGCGTCGTCGACATCCACGACGTGCACTGGTGCCTTCTCAATTCCCATCTGACGGTAGAGGCCGAGACGGTGGTTTCCCGAGATCACCTCGTAGCCGCCGTCCTCACGCTTGCGCGCAACCAGGTTCTCGACGATGCCGAACTCCTCAACGGAGCGCTTGATCTTCGAGAGCACGTCGTCTGATACGCGGTTCGCGTTCCACGGGGCGTTGTGGAGCTGTCCGACAGGCACCTGCTTGACGGTGAGTTGCTTCACCATTGCCTTTCAGTTCGAGTTTCCGTCAGAAATAAGTGACCCCCGTCCGGGCGACTGACCCCCTGCCACTACGCCCTCCCCCCCTCGGCCCGGCCGTGGCACGAGCGACAAAGCGTGACGCAGTTGTCGAGCTCGAGTGCCATTGAACGATCCCTCCTGACTGGGATGATGTGATGGACCGTGAGGGACTTGGCCGTTCCGCATCTCGTGCAGCGATGTCCGTCGCGCTCGATGACAACCTTCCGAAGCTTGCGCCAGGCACTCGACGTGATGAACGCTTGGTGCTCCTGCCTCGCTGGTGTGTTCCGACCAGTGCCGTGACCGTAACGCGCGAAGCGTTCGCGGTTCGCCTCGGGGAGACACCTAGCGCAACGAGCGCGAGACACCTCGGGAACCGTGCGACCGCAGTCGATGCAGATGAATGATTGAGTCATGAACGCCCAACGACGAACGCCCGCCGATGTGGCGAGCGATCATGAGATCTCACCGAACTTCGGGGAGATCCTGCCCCGAGGTGCCGGTGATGCCGGGAGGTGCCCAGGGATACCCGGGGGGGCGACTCCCGTATCAAGAGACACCTGTAGCGGGGTGGGAGGGAGGGGTACTGAGCTCTTCGACCGCAGCCCACCTCGCACCCGGGACTCTAGTCATCCTCGCGGACGACATGCAACCTAATGCGCCGCTGGTCGGGTCGCGTGCCCGGGATGTGCCCACCGACGCCACCGATGACAGGGATGCCGCGCAGCCTGCGCTCATCGGCCGGCGCTCCTCGTGGGTCGATCTTCGGACTCGTGCCCGAGGCCTCGGCCTCACGCAGCGCCGTATCGACCAGAGCCCCGTGCTCCTTCTCAAGTCTCGCCCGCTGAACTGCCGCGAGTAGCTTCGACACGCTCGACCTCCTTGACGATCTTGTGAACAGCGGCCCGGTGATGCGAGCGCACGGTGTCAGGACTCACGCCCAGGATGAGCGCGATGCGCTTCCAACCGAGCCCGGTCTCGTGCAGAAGGATGACCTCGAGCTGCTTCGCCGTACACACTCGCCCGGCAACAGCGAGCAGGTCGTTGCCATGTTCCAGAGTCATGTTCCCATGTTCCCCATGTTCCCCCTCTCTCTCTCTCTTGTTCCCTTTATAGGTATTACACATGAAATGTTTGTAAATAGCGGGGAAAGCGAGGGGGTGAGAGGGGGTGAGAGAGAGTGCGCGGAGGGAACATGGGAACACGGGAACATGGGAACGTGAGCGTCACGCGACGTCCTCCACGACCCAGTAGCGCACGCTCCTGCGACCGTCCTCGACGAAGTCCAGCAGCCCCGCTTCGGCCGCTGCGCGGATCGCACGCTTTGCCCTCTCGGCCGTGACCTTGACCCTGCCGCCGCTCTTGCTCGAGAGCATGAACTGCCGGAGCGTCACGGCGCTGGTCTCCGACGTCGCGCCCTTGCGCCTGGCGTAACGGATCAGCGCCTCGACGTCCGGGTCGGCTTGACTGCCCGAGTCCTCAATCATCGGCGTCCAGTACGCGCACGACCTCTCCACCAGACCGATCGCCCACTCGACGTCCACGTCCTCGATGCGCAGATCCGCAAGGGTCGAGACCGATGACGCCTGCCGGCCGAAGGCAGACAGCGCCGCGAGCTTGACCGTGGTCGTCCTTGCCCGGGCCCAGACCTCAGCGGCCCGGTGCGCGGCCTCGTCGGTCGCTGTGTTGTGCGCGACCCAGAGCCCGTCGTACCACTCGATGTAGTGCGAGGCGGCGCTCGGTGTCCACAGCTCATTGACCTGCACCGGCTCAGGCGTGCGCCTGGCGACCTGCGCGAGCTCGTGGATCATCTCCTCGACCATGTGCCAGCCCGTCGCACTCGCGGGCTGCGGGAAGGCAACGGGCCGCACGAGCGGCGGGGTGGGCATCACGAGCCACCGGCCGGCGAAGCCCGAGGAGAACATCAGCTCCGACGCCGAGCCGTGCAGAACGTGCGGCGGGATGTTGCCGATCATCGTCACCGAGACGCGCGTCGCGTAGGCCTTGGTCGCCTTGGTGTGGCTGCCGACGTAGCCGTCGTACACGCTCAGCAGCACGCGCCGTGACGACTCCTCCCACCGCGCCGCCTCCTTGGTGAACAGCGTGCTCACCTCATTCCATGCGAGCAGGAAAGACCGCGGCCAGCGGTCCGACCACCGCTCCGCGTCCTCCTCGTTCTGCGCGCCGAGGAGCTCCACGAGGCCGGCGTCGGTGGCCCGTGTCAGGTAGTCGAACCGCAGCTCGCCTTGGCCTGCGTACTTGCGGGCCTCCTCGATCGCTGCCCGGGCCGACTGCAGCGTCGTGGTCTTGGCCCCGAGCGCCGACTGCCCGACCACCAGCTGCCAGACGTGCGCGTACTCCTCGCTCTTGCCGATGGTGATGCGCAGCTTCGGCGCACCGATCGCCGACAGCACAGCGATCCCCGTCGTCAGGTGCGCCTCGGGCGCAGCCTCTCCCACCTTGCCCAGGTCGTCGCACCACTCGCGCAGAAAGCCCTCTGCCGGTATTACCACCGCGTCTCCCATTCGCTTGACCATGCACTCTTTCGCGGAAGCACGCGCGGGCTGCTCCTCGCCCTGCGCACCTGCGCCTTCACCGTGTAGTCGCACTCCCTCGCGCCAAGCCCCACAGCAACTCCCTCATCGATAAGGCGGGCGAGCGTGGCATCTTCGGGCAGCTCATGCCCTGCGACCAGACGACCCGCCGCCCACGCCGCGCCGGCTATGGCGCTGTTGCGCCCGGCTCCCTGCGCCACCTCGTCGTGAAACCTGCCGACGATCTTCTCGAGCACCCGCTGCGCGCGGTCAAGGTCGGGTGCCAAGGCGCGAAGCCTCTGAGCCTCGCGCAGCTTCTCGCGGCGCGCCTTCTCGCCCTCGACCTGATCGCGCAGGGCTGCGACGAGCTCCTGCTCTATCCGATCAGCGCCGTGCGCCGCCTCGTCGGCCTCGAGCCAGTGACCGGAGCAGACGCCGGCCATGGCGCTGGGCTGTGTGCAGCGGGGCACGGCGCACGTCACCTGTCCTCCATCTCGTCTTGCAGCTTGTTGTAGTCATCGACGAAGACCGCGGCCTGCCGCTCCTCGTCCTCGCAGATCTCGCGCACTGCCTGCAGCGCGTAATCAATCGCGTCGCGCTCGGTGGCGCTGAGCCGCTCGGCGATCTGCCGCACGGGCTCGAGCACCTGGGCGACGTCTTCGGCGAGGCCGCTCATATGGCTTGCCCCTTGATGTCATCCCACTGGGCTGCCATGAACTTCCACAACAGGACACGCTCCTCTGGCCACGCCCTGTCCCATAGCGATTGCCACGTTCGCTCAACGTGCCATGGGTCGAAGTGCGAGAGCGGTATGCGATCTGCTTTGTCGTGACAACTCCTGCAGACCAGCGCGGTCTCTGTACCACCGAATCGACGCGGGACGGGATAGTGGTGCTGCTCTCCACCCGTCTCGCAGTAGCAGCGGCAGAACAAGCACCTGCGTTCGTCTGGCCATTCCTCCGACCTAGCCCACCACGGTGTGCCTGTGTGGCGTCTCTCTACGAACCGACGCAGTCGTCGTTCCGTAATCGCTTGGTCTCTCCACAACTCGGCCCACCTACGGTCGTTGCTCACCCCTCCACCACCACGTCGGCGGGCTCAGTGCCGACCAGTAGCTGCCGACCCGGGCCGCGGTCGAGCTTGTTCCACTGCTCCTTGACATGCGTCACGTAGCCGTCGCGCGCGGCGACCATCGGCACGCCGGCGTCGCGCAGTCTGCGGCTCAGGTGGAAGTCACTCGACCATGCCTGACTGGCCGAGCCGTAGGCCCCGAAGGGAAACTCGCGCCACATCTCGCGGCTCATGCACGTAAGCGCGAATCCCACGAAGCCCGTCGTTAGGGTCGGCGTAGGCCACTGCTGGACCTCGGCGAATGAGTAGAAGTCGTAGGCCCCGACGCTCGGCGTCTCGCCCATGAGATCGCGGCGGGTGATGTTCACGTCGGGGTGCGTGAAGTCCAGCCTGCAGTACCCGGTCACGACCGGGTCGCCTTCGCGCGATACCTGCAGCACAGCGTCGAGCGCGTGCTGCGTGACAATGCAGTCGTCAGCCACCAGGCACAGGTGCGAGAAGTGAATCGACTCGTCGCGCACGAGCGAGGCGATGACCTCGATCAGCTGCCACTCGGTGTAGTTCTGCAGCCACGCCTTGCGCACCTTGAGATTCTTGAAGGCGGAGATGCACTCGGGGATCTGGCGCGGATTCATGATCGCGAGGATCGGGTCGAAGTCGCTCACGACTTGACCTCTTCGTACATGCGCACGCGCTTGGTGAGCTCCTCGACCTGCTTGAGCAGCCAGCGCACGTCGACGCCGAGCACGGGCCCG